TTGGGAAATACCAGCATATGGAGTTCAACGTGTACCGGGGCGACGGCGGCGATCAGTCCCCGAAGCTGTACACGCGCGACGCCGACGAAAAGCAGCTCGGCATCACGCTGAAACGCGGCGCCCGCAACACCTTCCAGACGGGCGACGACGTCGATCAGGCGCAGCTCATGTTCTACTGGCCTTCCGGCCTGTGGGGGCGTTCGTCCGCCGGGAAGAAGATGGACACCACGACCACGTTTCAGGTGCGCTACCGCCTGCTGCCCAACGGGAACTTCACCGAAGCCCACAAGCGCGTCAACGCGGCCACATTCACGCTGGAGCCCTGTTCCCCGGCCATCGACGCCTCGCTGGTCTATGACGAGGACGGCAACCTCGACCCCGAAGACTGGTGGCTGGCCACCTACGGCGTGCCGAAGAAGCTGCGGGCCGAAACCGTGGAGATCGAGCTGTACCGCTGGTACACGTTTTCGCTCGACCGGACCTGCCGCATCGTCAAGCGGGCGGGCACGGCCACGGACCGCAAGGCCGGGGAGCCGACCGAGCGGCTGCTGGCGCTCATGCGCCGGAACAAGTGGCGGTGGGACGACATATCGTATGTCGGGCGGCTGGCCCCCATCGGGGAGAACGAGGAGCTGCTCGCCTACGTCTGCGTGAAGGGGGACGCCATCGTCGAGGTGCAGGACAGGCGCGACACGGTGAGCGTCGAGGGCTGCGCGCCGTCCGGATCCGGGCTGTCCGTAGCCTTCACGCCGGGCACGCGCCTGAGCGCCGGGGCCGAGACGTTTTCCTTGACCCGCAACAATACCCGCTCGGCCTTCACGCGGCAGCTCACCTTCAACCTGCCCCGCGGCCAGTACGAGTTCGAGGTGCGCCTGACGTCGAGCGACGATGACGACGCGGCGGGCTGGAAGAGCACGCGCGGCCTGACCTGCATCTGGCAGGGGGTGCGGACGTACACGTGGGGCAGGCCCTTCAACCCCCGGAAGCCGCTGGCATGGCTGGAACTGCGGGTGCAGGCCACGGATCAGCTCAACGGGACGATGGACGACGTCAACGCCACGGTCAAAAGCGTGGTGCCGGACTACGACCGTAAGACAAGGGCATGGGTGGCGCGCGTCTCGAACAATCCCGCGTCGCTGTTCCGCCACGTATTGCAAGGCCCGGCCATGCCGCAGGCCCACCGCGTGCCCGACGCGCGGCTGGACATCGCCAAACTGGAGCGGTGGCACAACTACTGCCGGGCGCAGGGCTTCACCTATTTCAAGGTCGTGGGCGGCGATTCGGCCATGAGCGTCTACGACCTGCTGACGGAAATCTGCGCGGCGGGGCGGGCAAAGCCGATCCTGTCCGACGGGTTGTGGAGCGTGTTTATCGACGAGCCGCGCACCGAGGTCGTGGACAGCTTTTCGGAGCACAACGCATGGTCCTTCGAGTGGAGCAAGACGCTGCCCAACGTCCCCCACGCGGTGCGGGCCACGTTCATAAACAAGGAGAAGGGGTTCGAGCAGGACACCCTTACCGTCTACGCCGACGGCTACGGCGCGGCCAACGCGACCCGCTACGAGAACTGGGGGACGGAGTATTTCGAGGGCGTCACCGAGCCGCAAAACGTGCGGCGCGCCGTCCGGTGGGCCTTGGCGTGGGCCGTCCTGCGCGGGGAGCGGCTGTCGTTCACGGCCAGCATGGAGCACCTGATCGTCACCTACGGGGATCTCGTCCGCGTGACCAACTCGTTTGTGAAATGGGGCCTCGGCTCCGGGTGGGTCGCCGGGCTGGTCAAGGACGGCGGGAAGCTGGCCGGGGTGCGTCTCTCCGAAACCGTGACGCTCACGGCGGGGCAGGAGTACAGCATACGGTTCCGGCTGGCGTCCCGGCGCGGGCAGACGCTCAAGGCCGACATCGCTCCCGTTGCGGAATCCGTGGAGACGGACACGGTGAGGTTCGCCGTGCCGCTTTCGGGCGTCCTGCCCGCCGTGGACGATCTGTACCAGTTCGGCTACCGGGATCGGGAAAGCCATGAATGCCTCGTCGAGGGCATCGTGCCGGAGGCCGGGGGCACGGCGAAGATCACGGTCTGCGACTACAGCCCGGAAATCTATGACGTGGACGACGGGGCGATCCCGGCCTACGACTCGGACATTTCCGAGCCGCAGCTTTTGCCGTCCGTGGTCATCGCGTCCGTGCCGCTCGGAAACGTTTACTCCGACGAGCGCGCCCTCGCGTGGGACAACGGCTCCCTGCGCCCGCGCATCGGCGTGGGCTGGAAGAACCCGGACGGCCTTGAACGTCAGGTCGAGTACGTCCAGTTCCGCATCATCCACCTCGGCGCGGACGATGACGAGCCGCGCCTGTCCGATTCGGTACCCATCGGCAGCGGTGACGTGTACTTCGACAACGTGGCCGAGGGCGATGTGTACAAGGTGCAGGGCCGTTACCTGACGGGGCTGGGCGTCACGGGGCAATGGGCGACGCTGGACGCCTCGCACAAGGTCATCGGGCGCACCCTCCCGCCGCCTGACGTTGCCAACGTGAGGCTGTCCATCGCCTCCCCCCTCGGTGTCCTCGTGTCGTGGGACGCCGTGGATACGCTGGACGTGTCGCATTATGTCGTGTCCGGGGATCTGTCCGGGCGCACGTCCGGCACGTCGCTGGCCATCCCGCCCTACAACATTACCGGAGCCGTCCACGCCTCCGTGGTGGCCGTGGACACCCTCGGGCTCGTCTCCGAGACGCCGACGCAGGGAAGCGTCACGATCAACGGCCCGGCGCGCCCCGCCATCACGTCCGCGTCCCTGCAAACCGAAGGCATCGCCGTCTCGTGGCGGGACGCGGCCCGGACGTGGCCCGTGGCGCGGTATATCGTCACCCTCGGCGGCGTCACCGTCATCTCCCAGACGGCCACAGCGATCATCCCCGTGCCCCAATCGTTCGCGGCGGGCGACGCCGTGACCGTACAGGCCGTAGACATCTTCAACAACGCCGGGGAAGTGTCCGAAGCGGTGGAAGTAGCCATCACTCCGCCGAAGACGCCTGAAATCAAGCTCGCGCTCAACGCCGGGGACGGCACGGTCACGGTGGTCTGGCAGGACTGCGCCACCGTCTGCCCCATCCGGCATTATGTGATCAGCGGGGCCATGAGCGGCACGAGCACGGGCACGTCCGCCAGCCTCCCCGCGCCGAAGGCGGCGGGCGGCGTCACCGTGCAGGTGGTCGCCGTGGACGTGTACGGCATCGAGTCCGGCACCGGGCAGGCCACATTGGCAGTAACGGCCCCGGAGAACCCGGTCATCAAGGCCGAAGTCCGCACGGACGGCCTGTACCTCGCGTGGCAGGACTGCGCGGCGTCGTGGCCCGTCCGTCACTATGTGATCACCGACCCGTGGGCCGGGGAGACGTACACGTCCCTCGTCACCTCGCAGGCCGTGCCGCCCCGCCCGGCGGGAACGTACCTGTTCGGCGTGCGGGCCGTGGATACCGTGGGGCTTGCGTCCAGCACGATCTACGCTTCCGTCGAGCTTGGCGGCGTGGGCAGGGCCGCGCCTTCCATCAGGGTCGACGGGGCCGACCTCGTGATCTCATGGCCGCGGGTCGCGTCGTCATTCCCCATCGACCGCTACGAGATCGTGACCGTGCATGGCGAACAGATCGGCTCCGCGAAGACCACATATTACCGTTTCCCCTGCCCGGCGGCGGGGACGCACGGCTACCGTGTCCGCGCCGTGGACGCGGCGGGGAACCTCGGGGAATGGGGGGAAGCCTCCATCTCCGTGGACAGGCCCGAACCGCCGCAGGTGACGGCGGCGCTGGACGGGGCCGGGATTACCGTGCGCTGGACCGCGACGGGGCACCAGCTCCCCATCGTGGCGTGGGACTTGGTGCGCCAGTGGGAAGAGGCCCGGGATGACGGGGTCATCGAGACGCATGAGGAGGACTATGGGCGGCTGGACGTCGACTGCCTGACGGTTCCCGCCGTCTCCACGGGCGTCCATTATTTCATGGTCCGGGCCGTGGACAGCGCGGGCAATGTCTCGGGCTGGGGCGACTGCGACTTCACCGTTGTCGCGCCGGGCAAGGTGGCGTTCGTGAACTGCGCCACCGTGGACAACAACCTCATGCTGTACTGGACCGCGCCGGACACGGTCTTTTTCCCTATCCGCGAGTATGTCTTCTCCGAAATCGACGGGGACGGCTACGAGATGGAGATAGGCCGGATCGACGCGCAGTTCGCCTCGTCCTTTGAAACGGTGTCCGGGGAATATGTCTACGGCGTCACCCCCGTGGACGCGGGCGGGAACCGGGGCGCGTTGTCCACCATCAAGATGGCCGTCAGCCAGCCGCCGGACTTCGTGTTCTACCACAACAAGGATTCGCTCTTTAACGGCGTCAAGGCCAACTTCGTGCTGGATGGGCGCGGCAGTATGATCGGCCCCGTGCCCGAGGAGACATGGACCGAAAACGTCGCCCGGGCCGGGCTGCTCGCCGGCAGGGCCGTGGAATCGTGGCAGGACAAGAATGCCGCAAAATACCTGACATGGCTGGAACCCGCGTTCGGGCTGCCGCTGGCGTCCTATGACGGCGCGCTCTGGGGCCGCATCTATTATCAGGATGTGGGCGCGGACGGCATGACGCTGTTTCCGGACAAGGAGCGGGCATGGAAGTATGCCAACGCCGACGGCACGCTGTTCTCGCAGCTCTGGATGCTCAGGGATGCCGGAGAATCTTTCCGGCAGGCGGACGGGACATTCGAGTTCCTCATGTTCCAGTCCGACGCCACCGGGCCGATGGGCGGCAATGCATCGGTCTATGCGCGCTGGAAGCAGACGGACAATCCGGCCACGGCGTACTACGGCAATGTGGGTACTGCGACCGACGCCGTGGACGGATTCGAGGCCGTGGCCAAGGTTGGGACCTCATATCCGTATGGGCTGGCGATCTCGTCGTCTTCCTACACACTCTTGGACGGACAGCCCAAACATTCAAACTGGTACGGGGCCGTGGGGCTGGTGTCAAAATACAGCACGGGGGCCATCCCCGCGCTCACAGTGCAGCGCTACTCGCAGCTTTGGGTCAGGATGCCCGCGTCTTTGCTGGCCGGCGGCATCGGGCAGTACGTCGAAACCGTGGACGTGGGCAAGCTCGTGCCTTCCACCAAGATTTCGGTCACCATCTCCTCCCGCACGTTGGGCGGCAATCCCGCCTTTGCCTGCAAGATCGAGGTGAGCCAGGACAACGCCACATGGCGGACCATTTCGGACAACGCCACGGTCGTCTTCGCCACGCAGTTCCGCTATGTCCGGTACACCATCACGGCCACGGGCGGCATGGCGGCGATCTCGAACATCAACTACTCGCTGGACGTGAAACGGAAATCGGACTTCGGGCGGGTCGAGGTCAAGGCCACGGACAACGGGGCCGGGTGGACCTCCGAATCGGCAACGCCCATGCTCACGGGCAAATGGGTGCCTTTCAACGTGGGCTTCGTCGACGTCGAAAGCCTGCCCAAGCCCAATGTGGTCAACGATCAGAACCTCACCGCCTACACGGTATTTGAAGACGTGGATTCCCCCAAGGGCTTCCGCATCTTCGTCAAGGACAAGAACGGCAACCGCGCCGCCGGTACGGTGGATTGGGCCGCATACGGCGTATAAACAAGGAGAAGGCTCATGGCTATTTCATGGAGCGGAGCGGTCGCGCTCGCCAACAAGATCGCCAGCGACGTGCCCGCCATCAAAACGATGCTCGACGCGCTGGCGAAGATGGACTTCACCGGGATCACCGGCATCCCCGCCAACGTGAAGCGCATCGCATCCGTAACGGGCGGCGTGCAGATACAGAAATACGCCTCGAATGCGTGGGCAACGGTGGGCAAGCTCATGCACGACGTGGATACCGTGGACGGAAAACACGCGGCGACCGGGACCACCGCGAACACCATCCCCGTGCGCGACGCCAGCGGCGCGCTTCCCGGCAACGTCACGGGCAACGCGGCCACGGCCTCGAAGGCGGCAGCTCTGGCTGACGGCTATACCGTTCCCGTCGCCAAGGGCGGCACGGGCGCGACCACGGCGGCGGCCGCCCGCGCAAACCTCGGCGCGGACAACGCGGCCAATATCACCAAGGGCACGCTTGCAACGGCGCGCGGCGGCACCGGGCGCACGGACGGGTTCGTCACCGACGTCGTCATCGACGCTTCCGGCACCAAGGCCAGCGAGGTGGGACAGCTCGGAAGGGCAAAAAGCCTGACCTCCGTGGACGCGAACACGATCCTCAAGCAGGGGCGCTACAACGTTTACAAGGCGACGACCGCCCTGAACTTCCCCATTGCCGGGGATATGCTGTTGGACGTCATCTATTGGGGAGACAACAACATCACGCAGCGGTGCTCTTCAGCGGGCAACTCATATAAATTTGAGATGTCCCGTTCAAGTTACGATAACGGTGCGACATGGGGTGGATGGCTTCCCGTCTCCGGTTTTTTGAACAGCGACGTGCATATTTATGTTGCCAAGAACGGTTCGGATACAAACAGCGGGTATACCTCCGATAAGCCTGTGCTGACCCTTGGTATGGCCATTTACAAAATGTTCATGATGAAGCCGGGAGTGGGGAGGAATATCGTCCTGCATTTTGGACCCGGAGACTGGGGAGATTTCACGCTGCACAAATTCTACTCTTCCGGTGCGGCAGTCGTCATGACCACCCTTGCAGGGGCAAACGCAACGTCCGCCCCCCCAGACATGCCGAAATTCGGGACAATCACAGCGGAAAACAGCGCTGTAGCATATTTACGAAATATAGAGGTGGATCGTGTCGTCTGCTCGTATCAGTCGAGGTTCCACGCACAATACTATAACAAAATCGGAGCGGTAAGCGTTAGCGACAGTGGAAGATTCCGTTTTGACGCTATTGCTATCACTGCAGTCAAAACGCAAACGAAACAGAGTGTTGGCTTCGCCTACGCCTATCGAAAAGGCTTTCTGGATATCCTCAGCGGTGCGACATTCGATATCACAGAAGCAGTTTCCTATTCACAGGGCTTTATTTTTGCTGAAGGTTTTAGCGAAATAATTTTTGGTTCAGGTATCGCTGCAAGCGCTTTTCTTAATGCCTCACGTTGTGAAGGAAAAAAATTTCTGTTCAGGCAGTCGATAATATATGATCCGGGTAACCGCAGGAACGTTCTTCCCGGAACGCTGAATGGAGTCTACAGCTACGGGAACCTCATCAATGGCTATACGACAGATTTGGCCATCGGCGGCGACACGGGGGATCTGGCCTCGAAACGGGGGCAGAACGGTGATGCTGTAATTGTTGGAACAGTAGATTTTAATACACTCGTCAAACAAGGTGTGTACAGCCCGGAGGCGAATAGTACAAACGGCCCTAATTTTACAAGTCAACAGATCCTTGCTGTTTACCAAAGAAATGTATCCAATAAAGGGAGAAGAGTTGTTCAGCTTGCGTTCAATACGTCATCCCCTGCTGCGGCTATCCGAACTGGACTTTTCACGACGGGGACCGAAGAAACGCCTACATCGTGGTCGGATTGGGTCAGATTAATCACTGCGGCAACACTCGGAGACGGCCTCCAGGTCTCAAGCGACGGCATCGTATCCGTCGAACGCCGCGTCGAAATCCCTTCCGGGACCCGGATGCTTTTCCAGCAAACGAACGCACCCACAGGATGGACGAAAATCACCGCGGCGGAGTATAACAACGCCGCCCTGCGGCTCGTGACCGGAAACGTCACGAACTATACGGCGGGGCTGGCTTTCTCCACGGCTTTCGCTACGGGCAGGGCCACGACCGCCACGGCGGGGGGAGGAAGTGTCGGTTCCACCACTCTGACCACGGCGCAAATGCCGAAACACAAGCACTCGGTGACGCACTACATCCGGCGTGAATCCGGCGGGGACTACAAGTCATACCTGTACGCGGGGACGGGGCCGAATCTCGGTACAATGACATGCGCGGAAGCGGGAGGGAGCGGTGCGCACACGCACAGCTTCTCCGGTACTTCGCATTCTCATGCTCTGAATCTCAACGTCAAATACATCGACTTCATTGTCGCGCAAAAGGCATAGGAGGAAACATGGCCGGATGCCCGTACAGGAATTTTGAGGACTGCCCGCAACACAACAAGAAAGGCGGGTGCGAACTGTGGATGAGCTACAGCGGCAAAGGCGGCGTGACGGATGCCAATATGGAGGGATGCGCCCTTGTGCTGACGCCCATGCTCCTGCTTGAAAACGCCAATGCCCTTGGCCTCGTGGCCGGAGAAGTGAACAAGGTGGGCGCCGAGGTTTCGGCGGGCCGCGTTGAAAACCTCAGGGAATGCGAAGCCACCCGCAGGCAGCTCATCGGGCTGGCGCACGGCGATCCCGCATTGATCCAGCCTGAGCATACCGCCGCCATACAGCCCGTGGAGGCAAGCCATGCCTGAATCCGTATCCATCATTGTGGCTGACGGGCTTGTCATCGTGGACGGCGAAGCGCTGGAGGCCGCATACGCATATCCCGAAGCCGTGCGCGCCGTTCAGTGGCGGAACGGCGTGGGGCATGTGGAGTTCGACGACGGCCGCCCCAACCTTGAATTTATGGCGGAGGGCGACGACGTGGGCGATACGTACCGGGAGTATGTGCTTCCCGGCATCCGGGCTTTCGAGCGTGAACGGAAACGCCTTGATGCAGAAGCCGAAGCAGCCGAAGCGGTCCGGCTTGCCGAGTACAATGGCACGGAGGCCCGCTCCGAACGTGTGCGCGCCGAACGGGACACAAGGTTGGCGGCCTGTGCATGGCTCGTCGAACGCCACCGCGACCAGCTCGCCAGCGGCGGGGAAACGACGCTCACGGACGCCGGAT